TCAGGTCCTGCAGGTTGTGGAAAGACTACAGTTGCAAAAGCACTATGCCATGAACTAGGTGTAGATTGTTATGTCATCAATGGATCTGATGAAGGAAGATTTTTAGACACTGTTAGAAACAATGCAAAGAATTTCGCATCTACAGTCTCTCTTACGAGTGACTCAAAACATAAAGTCATCATCATTGATGAAGCAGACAATACCACTTCCGATGTACAGCTCCTTCTCAGAGCGTCTATTGAGGAGTTCTCCAAAAACTGCAGATTTATATTCACTTGCAATTACAAAAACAAAATCATTGAACCCTTGCATTCTAGATGTGCTGTGGTTGAGTTTGGTATTAAGGGCAAGCATAAACAAGAAATTGCAGTAGCATTCTTTAATAGACTTGTTTCTATATTAGAAGCAGAAAGAATTGATGCTGATAAGAAAGTTCTTGCAGAGTTAATCAATAAACATTTTCCTGATTGGAGAAGAGTTCTTAATGAGTGTCAAAGATATTCAGTTGGAGGTAAGATAGACAGTGGTATTCTTGCAACTTTTAGTGAGGTAAAAACAAATGAACTTGTTCAAAATCTTAAGAAGAAAAACTTTCCTGAGGTTCGTAAATGGTGTGTCGATAACTTGGATAACGATCCTACTGTTCTATTGCGTCACATTTACGATAATCTTTACACTACCTTGGTACCTGCTTCCATCCCTGCTGCTGTTCTTGTTATTGCTAAGTATCAATATCAAGTTGCCTTTGTAGCAGATCAAGAAATAAATCTGTTGGCATGTTTAACAGAGATTATGGTGGAGTGTGAGTTCAAATGAATATATTTGGACTTTTAGGCATTATTCTGCTATTATCAGGTATAGGTTCTGGATACCTTGCTTATGTTGGCATTATGGAGATTATGAAATGAAAACAAACTTAAAAATAAGTAAACAAAGACACCAAGTAAAATCAAGATGGTATTATATATTCTGGGGGTCAGCAACATTATCTGTATTTGTAGGTCAGATGTATGTTGGAAGTGGATATCGTCAGATGTCAGAATCATTTAACAGAATGTTAGATGAACCAATAACTATTATAGAGGAAAAGTTTATGGATCCATATGGAGATTCACCTATGATTATTCCTCGTTATGATAGAGGTTTAATTGACCCAGAAAAGTCCCTTGGAATACTTAACTAAAATGTATAACTTATTTTTATCTTGTCCACCAGTGTATCATTTACCTGGCACTTGGACTAAATGCGAACAACCATTGATTCCTCATGGGAATTTATCAGGATTGACTGGTGACAATTTAATCATTGGTGCAATTTCTTTAGCTGTATTTTCAGCAGTCCTTTATGGAATACATGTTACCTTAGGTGATGAAAAGTAAATCATTAAAAACACCTCTTCGTTATCCTGGTGGTAAGTCACGTGCTTGTACAAAGATAGAATCTTACTTTCCAGACTTAACTGGATATAAAGAATATCGTGAACCTTTTTTAGGTGGTGGTAGTGTAGCATTATATGTAACTCAAAAGTTTCCTCATTTAAA